TTTTTTAGCAGAAAAAATTGAACAATTATGTGAACAAGGAAACAATGATGTTTATATGGACATCGGAGATAAGGATGGGATTATAGCTTTTAAAACGAGTACTAATCTTGTGCAAATAACAATTTTAACTGACATAGTAAGAGGAACATAATGAGTAAATTTTTAAAAATAAACACCTCTCTTAGTGGCAACATTTTAATTAATGCAGCTTCTTTGTCAGGTGTAGTTGACATTACTAGTGAAACCCAATTATATTTACCTTTTGTAAACTCTAACTCAACAGCCGGTAGTAAAATAACTATAATTGGGGCTGCTTCAACATTGTTTCAAACTAATGCTCAACAAACAATAGATACAATTATAAACACATTGGAAAAAGTAAATCAAGCGGGATACACTAAAGCAGTTATAGAATTAGAATTTCCCGGAGTAATCATACAGGACGTTTTATTTGTAGTATAATATTATGATTAAGTTTTTAAAATTTAGAAATACAACAGGTCAGTCAAGAATATTAAATGTAGAAGCATGTGATATTGTTAAACTAAAAGATGTCAATACTATTGAGATTTTTAATGTACCTTATGATAACGCTGTAGTTTTATTTGAAGTTACGAGGGTTGCGGGTCAGGGTGAAGATTTTGATGGAGCTTTAGTTGACCTCATTAATGATGCCATTATAAGAGCTGAACAAACTTCATACACTAATGTTATGGTAGATGTTGATGTTAACTTACAAAAGTATCACATTAGTGATGTGATCCAAATTCCATAACTGCATAATATATTTTAGTATATTTGTATCGAGAATAGTCTCACAAAATTTTTCAATTTTTTTTATTATGAAAAAGTTTTTATCATTCCCTATAACAGCGACAGGGGAAACATCACAATTATTAGCTGTAGACGGTGTTATAATTGTTGAACAAGCTAGTACAACTGAAGTTACAGTAACTTATGCGGGTTCTGCGGCAGCAACAGATGTGGCAACTATTAGTTTTGCGGTAGCTTTTGCGGCTAATGATGTATCATCTAGAGACCGTGTTCAGGACTCTATAATTGCAGCTCTTCAAACTTCTTGGACTAATCCTAGATATGAGGTTAGTTTAGAAGGTTTGGTTGACAATACAGGTGCAGCGGCAACTATTACAGGTATTGCGGTAGCTTAGTGTTATATCGCTACTTATTAAAGAAGGGGACTGATGTCCCCTTTTTTTATTATCTTTGTAGATATGGGAAGATATTTTATTATAGGCACTGCAGGATTTCCTACATACCTATCAGTAGATGGTATAGTAGGGATAATGCAAGACTCAAGAAATAGAAATACTAAATTATTTATTTATTATTCTAGCGGAAAGCAGGCCACTATAACATTAAAGACAGCTGTGCTACCTGCAGATATATATAAATGGGCTAATTGGTTTATTGATAAATTTTCTTCTGCCCACAACAGCATAACAACAGTAGGCTCAGATTGGGAAACAGTAGCGGAAGCCACTACTATTGGAGGACCTCAAGACCCTGCAACAGGACAGTACCCTTCTACTATTCCTTTTAATGATTCTTCAGGGAATCCAATAGAAATTTCATCTATAACTATAACTTAATATGTCTAAATATTTAATTGTAAATACCTCTACCTATGCAGCAACAGGACCGGGCTCTGTTCCCGGGAGAGTTCTTCTTGGTGCGGATAATATTATTAGTATTATTCCTACAGCAGCAGCAGCATTAGAAATAGTTTATCAAGGAAATGTACGAGCGGTATTAACTTTTTCTGCATCGATAGCAGCAGGGGATTATAGTGTTATAACTTTTTTAACTAAAGAAATAGAAAAACTCCAAAGTGGAGGTTCATCTACTCTTTCACTGCCAACCACCTTTCCTAATTGTTTTAGTACAGTAGGACACCCTATTAGTATCTCGGGGATTTCGGTATCACAACCTTGCTGTACACCTTAAATTTTTAATGATATATCTTTTTTTAGTATCTTTGTTTTATGATTGACGAAGTGTACGGTACAGTTCTTTCTGTATTGAATAAAAATAATTATGGATATGTAACTCCTGCTGACTTTAACTTGTTTGCTACCCAAGCACAACTTTCTATATTTGAAGATTTCTTTTATTCTTATAATCATCAAATAAATAAAGAAAACATGAGACAGTCAGGCATAGGTTATGCTGATTTAAAAAGTGGTATTGAACAAGATATTGCTATCTTTGCAAAGACTCAAGTTTTAGATCAACCTACTGCTACTGCTAATACAGCTAATATTTACAATTTACCTAGCGATTATTATTTTGTAAATAAATTATATTTTTATCCTACATTATTATATAGTGGCACAACTACTGCAGAAGCTGCAGGCAAACTTGTTGACACTACAGCAAATCAATTTGTAGTAACAGCACCTGCTGTTCCTGAGTCTCCACCGATAGGAAGTATTGTTATTAACACAAGTCCAACAGGAGCTCCTACAGCCCCTATATTAACCGCTTATGTTACGGCTGTAGACTCGGTTTCTACTTTAAGTTTAAGTGCAGATATTATGAGCACAGGAGCTGCACCTTATGTAGGTCAAGACTATAAAATTTATAATGCAAATAATATAGTAGATATTGAAAAGGTTAGTCAATATAAAATATTTAACTTAACAAGTTCTAATCTAACTGCCCCTACCAAAACATACCCGGCTTATGTGTTAAGTGAGGGAGTGTCAGAGACAGCTACTATATATCCATCTACTATTAACCAAAAGGGAGATGTAGTTTGTCAATACATAAGATACCCAAAGACTCCAAAGTGGACATATAATGTAGTTAGTGCTACGCCGCTGTTTAATCCAACGGCAGTAGATTATCAAGACTTTGAAATACCTGAAGACAATATGGTAGACTTAGTCGCTCTCATTCTTCAATACTCAGGAATGTCAATTAGAGAAGTGGAGGTTTATAAATTTGGAGCTACACAAGATATGAATGAAAAACAAAGTGAACAATAATGACATATTTATCTCAATATCAATATTACACTAATAGTGGTTCAATTCCTACTGATGAAAATTGGGGGTCTTATCAGTATGTTAAATTAAAAGATATTGTAAATAACTTTATGTTAATGTATAATGATAATCATAATATCATTAATAATGAAGAGAGATACAAGGTGTTGTTTCATGCTAAGAGAGCTATACAGGAATTAAACTATGATGCATTTAAAGAAATAAAAGCTTTACAGCTTTCAGTGGATGTGTCTTTAAGATTTATTCTTCCATCTGATTATGTGAATTGGGTTAGAATATCTTTATATAAGAATGGTTCTATCAGACCTTTAACTGAAAACATTCAAGTGGGAAGTGCTAATGCTTATCTTCAAGATGATACAGGTAAGATATTGTTTTCTGAAAATGGAGAAATATTAATGCCTCAATATTCAGGATTAGATCATGATAGAATTACGGGAGGTAAAAAAAGTATTTACCTAAACCAAAACAATCCTATGTTTAATGGTGTATATGGATATTGTTGTGATGGAGCATGGTATTTTGATTACCAAGTAGGAGCAAGATTTGGTTTAAATACTGAAACAGCTAATGCTAATCCTACTTTTACAATAGATAAAAAAGCAGGGGTTATTAATTTTGATTCCACTATGGCCAATGAAGAATGTATTCTTGAATATGTTTCAGATGGAATGGAAAATGGAAATGACGGACAAGTTTCAGTTAATAAATTATTTGAAGAATTTGTATATGCATATATAAAATATGCTATTGTATCATCAAGGTTAGGGGTTCAAGAATATATAGTATTACGAGCACGAAAAGAAAAGACTGCTCTTTTACGAAATGCAAAAATTAGAATTAGTAATATTCATCCGGGCAGATTACTTATGAATCTAAGAGGAAGGGATAAGTGGATAAAATAAAATGACAAAGACTCAAAGAAATTTTGTTGCCGGTAGAATGAATAAGTCTATCGATGAAAGACTACTTCCAAATGGAGAATATGTTGATGCTCAAAATGTAAGAATTGGTTCTACTGAAAACTCTGAAATAGGTTCAGTTGAAAATGCAAAAGGAAATATAGAGATGACTCCTTCCATTTCCTTTCCATTGCCGGGAGAAACTTATTCTACTTCTCTTAGTCCTGAAGCTGTATGTATAGGTAAATATGCTGACGAAGCTAATGAAACTATTTATTGGTTTGTACATGACCCATCATGGATGGGGGCATATCCTGATGGTTCTCCATTAGCAGAGACTCTTCTAAGTGGAACAAACACTGCTTTAGCTGCAAACAAATTAATAGATAATACAGCCACGTTTGAAGATGGAACTATAGCAATAGGGGATATAGTATATAGAACAGTAGACACAAATATATTTGCTTATATAGTAAATATTGATAGCGATACTGAATTAACATTGTCAGGCGATCCTCTGAATGCTACGCCTCAAGGATATACTATTGGGCAAAATACTAATAGAATAGATATGATATTATCCTACAATGTGAATAGTCAAAACTTAATCTATCATATTGTTAGTGTTTATAATTGCATTCCTTGCAATACTCAATGGTCTACAACTTTAAATTTTAACCCTAATAATTTAATTACAGGAGTTAACCTAATAGATAATTTTTTATTTTTTACTGACAACAACAATCCTCCTAGAGTTATAGATATTACCAAGCAATATGCTGCACCAACAGTCAGTCCTCCTGTAGCACCGGGTATCACACCTACCACAAGCTGTGATAATTTTACAGCTAAAGAAATAATGGTTATTAAAGAACCACCTACCACTTCTCCTATTATTACTTTTACTACGGTTGAGAATGAAAAAAATTATATAGAAGACAAAATGTTTTCATTCGCTACTAGATATAGATAT